TGGGGCTCTCAATTAAAAAAAGGCTCACAAAATTACTAAGAAATGGGGATATTTGATATTTTTAACAGAAAGGAGCTAAAAAACGAGGCTAACGGCCCCGTTAAAAAGGCCAAGGATATAGGCGACAAGGTAATTAAACAACAACTTTACAGATTTAACCAGGAGTTAAAAAATTGGAAATTAGGAGTTGACAACTTCGAGGACAATTTTAGCCCTACAACGGTCGAATTAATCCGGGTTTATAACGATATTGTTATCGACGCGCACCTTAGCGCTGCAATGGACGCGAGAATCTCAAAAACAACGAGCAAAGATTTTAAGATAGTAGACGAGGACGGCGAGGAGCTAAAAGANGANAGNTATTATTTTTCGGCTCCGTGGTTTAGGACCTTTTTAAAGCTATCCCTTGAAAGTAAATTTTTNGGGTATTCATTAATACAATTTAACGATTTAAAAGGGTATTGCTTCAAGAGTACGGAGGTTTTTCCTCGGGAATATGTATACCCACAAAAAGGCTCCGTAAGGACGTCGCCCTTTTCGACGGCTGACTTAATTAGTTACGAGGCGAGCCCTTACGACGCTTGGACCCTTGGAATAGGTAACCCCTCCGACATAGGCCTATTAATGAAAGCGGCCCCTTTGGTAATATTCAAAAAAACGGCGCTTGGTTCTTGGACTGAGTTCGCGGAATTATTCGGCGCCCCTTTTAGGCTTGGTAAAACAGACGTAAGAGACGAGGAGCTCCGGGATAACATGTATAATATGCTCGAGAATATGGGCCGGAACGCTTACGGGGTTTTTGATAAGGACGACGAGCTCGAATTTATCCGAGATAACAAGAGCGACGCTTATAACGTATTTAACGAACTTATCGAGCGCACTAATAGCGAGCTGAGTAAATTAATACTTGGGTCGACTATGACAATGGACGACGGTAGCAGCCGATCACAAAGCGAAGTGCACGAAAGGACAAGCGGAGCGATAAACAAAGAGGACGCTTTTTTTATTCAAAGCGTTGTAAACGACGAGTTAATTCCCTGGCTTAATAAATACCACGATTTTAATATTACCGGCCGTTGGGTTTTTGACGACACGGAAAGCACGAGCAAGGCCGAACAATTTAAAATTGATAGCGAGCTCGTAAAAATGGGCTTTAACGTTCCCAAGGAGTATTTTACTGAGACTTATAGCACACCAATAAACGACAAAGAGGAGGAGCCGGAAACGGACCCGGAACCGGAAACGGAACCAACAGAGGACAACGAGGCCGGCGACATTGAGAACGCTATTAAAAAAAAAACGACTTTAGCGACCATTTACGACGCTTTTACCTCGGGGATTGACGGCCACGAGTGNACGAANGAGCTCGATTATGAGGAGACACCTCCGCCGGAGTGGTCCGACGCTTTTATCGACGACGTTGTTAGGGGCGTTTATACGGGCGCTTATACAACTAAAAATTTACCGGAAAGCTTATACTTAGAACTTGGCGAAAGGCTTACTAACGGGCTCTATGAAGGTTTAGCAACGGGCGACGCCCTTACGACTATTGCGAACCCGGAATATATTAAGAACTTACGAAATAATATTTATACCTTTTCGGGCGCTAAAAATTGGCAGCAAGTTAATTTAATGAGCGAGTTTTTACTTGATGCGGACGGAAACAAGAGGAGCTTTAAACAATATAAAGATTTTGCTCGCCAAACTTTCGGGACCTTTAACGTAAACTATTTAAGAACTGAGATAAACCACGCCAAGGGCTCCGCTCAAATGGCTGAGAAATGGCAGCAAATCGACGAGGAGGCGGATATTTTTCCTTTTTTACGATACGTTACGGCCGGCGACGAAAGAGTAAGGCCCGCGCACCAAGCTTTAAACGGAGTTATTAAGAGGGTAGACTCCGATTTTTGGAAAGAAAACAGTCCTTTAAACGGTTGGAATTGTCGATGTAGTTTGCAGCAAGTTGAGGAAGGAATCGAGACGCCGGACGCTGAAATTAAGGAGAAAGTCGACGAGCTAACAGACGGCGCCGGTTTACAAACGCCCGACTATATGAAAAACAACCCAGGCCGCGAGATATTCGGAAAACAACATCCTTACTTTAAAGTGCCTCGAGGGTTTAAAGCGGATAAGGCTAATAACTTCGGCCTCCCGGACCCTCCGCCAATTACTAACGAGGAGATCGTTAAAAATATTAAGACGGCGCAAAAGAAAATGGATAAAATAGAGCTCCCGTATTTTAAAGGGGTACATGAATACGGAAAATTAAAAGGTAAAAAATTAATTTTTCAAAAAGAAGTTGAAAAAATAGCCGGTTTTAAAATTCCGGATAAGTTAATAAACGAGCTCGACGAAAATATATTTTTAATTGATAAGACAAAAGAGGGCCCACATTATAACCCTTTTACAAGAGGGGTAACTTTTGACCACACAAATAAAAGTTGGAGCAAAAAAACGCCGGAATATAAAGCAAAGTTAATAGCTCACGAACTTGGCCACGCAAAACACTTTAGCACCGGAGAGCTCGGTTTCGGTAATACTTCCGAAAAATTAAACTCAGTTGTTGAGACTTTTAAAGAAGAGGTTTTAAAATATTACAACCCAAAAAATAAAAGGGGTAATAAATTAAATTCTACGCTTAGAGTTTTCTCAAATAAATTAGAAAACGACTCAACTAATTTTTTTAACAATATTTTTGACGCTAAAAACGATAAGGAAAAAAATATTTTAAGAAAATTATATAATAATAATACCGCCATAGAGGACTTTATCCAAGGGGCCACAAAAGGAGCTTACGGTCGTGGCCACTCTAAAAGCTACGCAAAACAACAAGGGATTTTTGAAGTTTACGCCCATTTAAACGAAAATTATTTTGTTGGCAACGAACTTTTTGAAAAATACCTCCCTAAAACATTCAAGGCCGGTAATAAATATATCAAAGACTTAATAAAATGACTATAAAGGAACTTGAAAAAGATTATTTAAAACAATACCCAAAAGAGGAGAGCCCTTTTAATTGGTTTATTCAATTTGATATTGAGGAGTTAATTAATTTTGTCAAAAATCGAAAGGGTCGAAAGGTTTTAATTAAAGAGAATTTAAAAACGGTTGACGGCGGAGAGTTATATTATGCCTAAAAAAAGGAAAAAATTAAGCCCTCAACTAAAAGAGGACCAAGCTAAATTTAAAAAGGAAATTAAAAAAATCCTTATACTTTCAGCAGAGGAGGCGGTCCAATTTTTCCAGGCCAATATTATAGGGAGGCAAGGGTTTTTGGATCGTAAAGTTACCAAGTGGCCCAAGCGTAAGCGAAACGTCGACCCGGGCCGAGGTATCTTAGTAGGTAAGGGCGGAGGGGCTAAACTTTGGAAATCAATTTCCAGGACTACAATATCCGCTAAAAGGGTAACGATAGGAATAAAAGGAGAGCCAAAAGACTACGCGAGCGTTCACAACTTCGGACTAAGAGCCGGAAGAGGGAAGGGCTTTATTATGCCTAAACGTAAATTTATGGGCGAAAGTAAAACATTAAGTAAAAAAATAACTAGACTAATTAAACGCCGGATAAAGAAAATACTTTAAATTTATATTATGCAAAGGGTTTTATTACAAACTATTTTAGACCGTATTAGCGCGGAGCTCCCGCAATTTAAGACGGTCGACTTTTATAACGATCAATTTACAAAGCAAGACACCGGAGTTATCGACTCGTTTAGGTTTCCGGCCTTGTTTATCTCATTTCCGGACGGGGCTAATTTTTCAGAGTACACCGCAAGAGTACAACAGAGCACAGAGTTAACGGTCCGCTTTTATATTGGCTACGAGCTAATAAAAACCCGCTCCGGCATTAATAAGAGCGTCCTAGATTTAATGGACTTAAAGCAGCAAGTTTTTGCAAAGTTCCAAGGATATAGCGCTCCGTTTATCCAAACTTTTAGCCGGATTTATGAGGAGGCCGACGAGGACCGAAAAAATTATTATATTTATATACAAGACTACAAAACCGGGGTAATTGACTCCTCGAATTATATAGACCAAGGCCAAGCGGTAACCCTTACCTTAGACTTGACTAAGGAGGTAATTATTAAGCCTATAACAGACAACGGAATAAGAACGGCAAAAGACGTTAACGACATTTAATAAATAAGCAAATGGCTAGAAGTATAACAGACATACAAAACGAAATAATTACGGCGATACAAGCCGACGCGACGCTCTCGGGCTTAACCTCAACGAGCGCCGTAGCAATTTGGCGGCTAGTTACTCGAGTAATTGCGGCCTCTCTTGAAACGGAGGAGCAAATTAACGATGTTTTTAAGTTGGAGCTCGAGAAAATAGCACGGGAGGCGGTTCCAGGAACGGCGGAATGGTTACAAAAAAGGGTTTTAGAGTTCCAATACTCAGCAACGAGCCCACAAATTACCCAAGTTGTAGACGGACGAGTTACTTACCCGGTTTTAAACACGGCGTTAAGAGTTGTAACGGCGGCGGCGGTTAAGGAGCAAGCTAACGGCCGGGTATTGGTTAAAGCAGCTAAGGACGACGGGAGCGGAAATTTAACCCCATTAATAGCAGCCGAAAAAGTAGCGCTCGAGGCTTACCTCTCTCGAATTGGTTTTGTAGGTATTCCAATCGACGTAACAAGCCAACAACCGGACCGCGTAAGGTTAAC